TACTATTGACAGCCTTAAGATTCAGGTGCGGGCCGGGAACGATGCCGTCTTTTACGATTGCGATTGCACGGATTACTCAAAAGTGTTAGAGCGGCACCTTGTTTTTAATACTTACACGGGTTTGACTATTTTCACATTGGTCAAACAAATAATCGATGACTTCGTGAATTTGCCGGATGATGAGGGAGTCACCTATACTATTCCGGCAGAAGATGACAGCCCGGAAATAGACGAGATTCGATTCAATTATATAACCGCAAAGGCGGCATTGGATCGGTTGACATTGCTCGGATCTGGAACCGATGTATATTACTGGTATATTGATTCGGCGAGAGCGTTACATTTTATTGAGCGGCCCACGTCGGCAACGGCAACGGCTTTGACGGACGATGGTTCATCCATCGCCCTTGCCAATACGCTGCGGGTTTCCCAGACGGCCCAACAATATCGAAACGTCCAGTATATCTCAAATGCAAAATATTACACGATTGAGTTGACCGACTCATGGAAAGGTGACGGAGTACAAACGACGTTCCCGACACGATATCCGATTGGCAAGGACACTTCGATCACGGTCGGAGGAGCGACTAAAACAATAGGTGAGGCCGGAATTACTACGGCCAATTTTCAATATGAGGTAGGCAAGGCGAATATCTGGACGGGGACCCCGACCACCGCCGTCGGTGATGGCGTAAATATCGTTCTGAAATACAAGGGGTTATATCCAACCACGGCAACGGATAGCGATACGGCACAGATTGCGGCCCGGAAAGTCATTGAGGGTGGGTCTGGAAGATATGAGCGCATGGACAACGCATCCGACATGCTCGGCTCGGACACGTCCGACTCATTCATGGCCGGGTTATTGAGTAAAAACGGGGCTTTAAACACGGTGATAGAATACGACACCGATACTGCCGGGCTAATATCTGGGACACTACAAGCGACGACTCTTGCACGGGTTGATATAGACGGGTCGGCAATCAGCGGGGCGGACTATCTGATCGAATCCGTATCGGCACGGGATACTGGAACGGGGCGGCTTCGGTATTCTGTGAGGACGGTATCCGGCGACGACCCGGCTCAATGGGCAGACTACTTTTTAGAATTGAAGAACGCAACAAGAACAACACAATTCGACAATACGGTGACATTGGCATTGACGGAGGCACTCGGAACCGACACGTTTGACTTTAATGATTCAGAGAGCGAAGCCGTCCGACTTATGTCAACAGATCCGTATGTTATTGGCGATGCGAATGTTGGCTATTCGGAGGTGATGTGATGGTTGAGGTCGAGGCCAATGTGTTTGCGGATGTATATGATACAGGGTCAGAGGTTCCGAGGTTCATCGAGCGGATCGGGTCAAAGAATTTGGTAGTTGATGCAGGCCGCAATATAATTCGGAACATCATGGCGGAACCGGATTCAGACACACGGGCGTCGTTTCTCAATGTCTTTTTTTTCTGGGGATCGGGGACGGATGTGGCGACGGGAGGAGAGACCGCCTTGGTGACCCCTTCAACATATGACTCTGGAGACCCACAGGCAATCACAGAAGCGAACATCTCGACAGACTACCAGATCACGTATAAGTATTATATGGCCTCATCTATTGCAAGCGGCGAAACAATCGCTGAGGCCGGGTTATTCTTTGGGAACGTGGCCGGGTCAACCACGATGTTCGCCCGTGTCAAACTGGATTCAGCTATTGAAAAAACAGCCGACAAAGCCATCACGTTCTCTTGGATTCAAGCAATCACAGCGAGTTAAAATCATATGTCATTTACAGACTTTGAAGCGACGACGTGGGCCACAACCGATGAGATTACAGCCGTCCTTATGAACGAACTCGAAAAAAGGGCGATGGGCGCAAGGCCTACGGTCAAGGTTTATCGGACCAACGTCCTTTCCTCCCAAACCTCGGTTGCTACTATTGAGTTTGAGGCGGAGGCGTGGGATAATGACAGTATGTGGGACGTATTAAATCCCACTACGCCGGTGACGGTGCAGCAAGCGGGGGTTTATCTTATCAATGCGACCGTGGCCTTGTCGGGGTCAAGCTCAACGAATAATACTTATATGTCCCTTGAGTTGAATAACGACACCGGGGCGTTCGGCGATGGTACGGTCTTAGGATTTAGCACGGGAACTCAAATTGACTCTACTCCTACCTTGTTCTATCATCAAGTTTCAGCGGTGGGCAATCTCTCCGGGAGCGACGAAGTCAAGTTATTAGTGGATGCAGATACTACTTGGGGATTGACTGCGAATAATTACGATGTCGGCGATGGTTGTTGGTTATCAATGACAATGGTCGCCCGTACACCTACATTGAGCTGATATGGCAGATATAACACTGGCGGCGGACATAGCGAAATATCTTGGGGCTTACACTCCCACAATCGGGACGGTGGGCACTGATATATTCCGTGGCCCTGTTCGGCCATTTACAAAAACGGGAGCGACGACGCTCATCCCCCGCAATTGCGTGTTTGTGATAGCGAACACCGGAGGAGAAGCCCCACTTCCGATGGCCGGGACTGCGTACCAACAAGTGCGGACGGTATCGGTGCAGGTTATTATCCGCAACACGAGCAGCCACGATGCCACGGCGGTCAATATTTATAATGCATTGACGGCCATGGCTACGAGCGACTTGGATCAGCCCGGTTATATCGGGTTTCAGGTGCAAAACTCATCGCCGATATATATCCCCGGTATTGACGGGAACCTTGACAACTACTGGACGATCAACGTTGACGCAATTTACGATCAGCGGAACGTCACTAAAATCTCTCGATACGGCACCGGGGTCTACGGCACCGCCGTTTACGGATAGGGAGCACCCATGGCCACCAATTTCCCAAGCTCGCTTGACACCTATACGGATGTCAGTGGCGGGGCGGTTATAGCCGCCGCCACAACAAACAATATGCAGGACGCCATCGAAGCCCTTGAAGTGAAAATCGGGGCGGACTCGTCAGCAGTAACGGCCTCCATCGATTACCTTGTCAAAAGTTCATCCTCGACCGATCCCGGCCACCTGCATACAACCGCCGGAATCTCCGGCCAGATAGCAGTGGCACAAGGCGGCACGGGAGCCTCAACCGCATCAGCGGCCCGGATCGCCCTTGGCCTTGGCAACGTAGAAGATACCGCCATCTCGACATGGGCCGGAACAACCAACGTGACGACGCTTGGCACAATCGGAACCGGAGTATGGAATGGCACAGCCGTCGCAGATGCATACGTGGCGAACGACCTCACCATATCCGGCGGCACGGTAAACAACTCGGTAATCGGTGGGTCAACCGCCGCCGCCGGGACATTTACTCAACTCGATATTGAGGCGGAAGGTGACTTAAGGTTGCAGGATGCAACGGACTCCCCTTTAAAGTACGTTGGTTTGGACGCTCCGGCGACCGTAGGCACTTCGTACACGATGACCCTTCCCGACGCCATCGGAGCCGTCGGCGAAGTCCTTAAAATCAACAACGTGGACGGGACACTTGAGTGGGGCGAGGATACGTCCGGAATTGTTGTAACAGACACCGACCTTGATTTTACAGGAACGCCCACCAGTTACTATATGCAGTTCGGATATGATCCCGCCGCCAATCTGGATCTGGAATATATCAAGCTCTCAAATACGGGGGCCACATACGAGTTCGATGGGGTTATGCTTGGAATTGATCACAGCGAAACGGGATACTCTACCGGGAAAATTGTAATAAGTGCCAGACACCAAGGAAGCGGAACGACTCTCGGGACGGCTACCTTTGAATTACAGACAAGCAATTTCAATAGGCTCGGACTGGGAGGAGTTGACCTTTACTTGGACGTATCGAAAACAGTGGTGGCCGGATCCTTCGCCGTTGGGACAGGGACTAAGTTCGTTGGATATAATGAAGGCGAAGGCGGATCGTCCACTGGCACAGTTCGCTTCTATTCCGCATATACGGGCGGCGATGTAGCCCTTGGAACGGCCAGTGGTGCCGATGATATTTGGTCGTTGGAAAATCACAAATTCTCATCGACGGCACAGTTTGCTGACGTAGTAACAATCGACGTGAACGATGCCTCCAACCCGGCATTGACGGTGGATCAGGATAACGCCGCAGGGGGGTGGATTGATTTCGTTGGCACGATGGGGACACCAACAAACGACGATCCTACGACAGACGCTCCGGGTGATTGGGTCCAAGTAGAAATTGCAGGGTCGACCTACTATCTTCCGGCTTATACCTAACAGGAGGGGATCTAATGGCCGCACCAAACCTTGAAGTCCGGGGAGCGTATTCGCTTGGCTATTCGCTCTCAAAAAACGTCCCATCAATGCATAACTTCGGAACAGTAGAGGAGCCGGACGAGCGGACGGTCTACACTTGTTCGATCACGGCAACGGCTGAAACGAAATACGAACAAGGATCAACGGGGGTATTCCAAAAGAACCGACAACCGGCGTTGTCGGTGGCCCTGATTTACACAGACGGCGAGACGTTTAAGGAAACGGAGTGGACGGGTGTGGAGGTAGGGGCGGCAATTAAAGTGGCCCTTGATAGCGTCGAGGCCAACATCAAAAGCACCTACGGGACGGGGGCGTGATCGTGCCCATTGATATCAACGATGTAACCTTCATCGATGAAGAGGATCTGGCCCCGTTGTTGGCATTAGAGATTGAGATTGACGAATTGAAAATTGAGGCGGTGCAGAAACAGGCCGACTTGCGCAAGGCAGTGATCCGTCTGCGTGGGAAACTGGGGTTGAGGCAATCGGATAAGATAGACTTGTCGCAAGGGGTTGCCGTCCCTCTGGAGAAAACGATTGAGCAGACACCGACGTCCGGGGCAAACGGAGCGACCTGATGGACTTCACTGAACACATCCCAATGTTGTCGTTGATCGTGATTCCGGCGGTCGGATGGCTCCATCGACAGTTATCAAAACTCATGCAGGAATCCGTTGAGCAGGAACAGCAGATTGAAGCAACCCAGACGTGGCTGAAAAATCTTGATGCGGCCATGGCAAGACGGGCCGAGATTGAGGTACTGGGGGCGAAACTGGATGCGATGAGCGACCGGCTTGGCCGAGCGGAGTCAATGATTGACCGCCTCCGAAATGGGAGTTACAAATGAACCTTGAGATCCTACGATATAAAAGCGGATCGAATGCAACACTTGGCTCGCTATTCGTTCGCAATGCCGACGGGGGTCGTGAATGGTTGGCGTATACGCTTGAAGATGAGCATCGGGATAAGAAAGTCAAACACGAGACCCGGATACCGGCGGGCCATTACAGGATGGCTATCCGGGACGACGGCGGCATGAATACCGGATACTCTAAGCGGTACGACTTCCATCGGGGCATGTTATGGATTAGGGAGAAATTCAACGGTGTGGAGTGGCGATCCGACTGGGGATTCACTTACGTGTACCTTCACATCGGCAACACCGAGGCCGATACTTCCGGGTGCCCGCTCGTGGGGTTATCACAAAACGGGACGGCGATGACGGTCGGACGTAGCCGGGACGCATACAAGAAGATTTATCCGGTCGTTGCTGATTCCATAGAAAACGGCAGTGTTTATTTGGATATTACCGATTACGCATAAGGGGTTTGGCTATGGATATCAAAAAGCTGTTGAACGTTGACCGGGGCAAAGAATTAGGGATTGCATCGGCGAAGGGTTCCGTACCCGCCGCTATCGCCACAGCCGTATTGAGTGGTGTCTCAACATATCTTGGTTGGGATCTAAGTGCGGATGGTATCGTGGCGGTGTTTTTTGGTGCCTCACTTGGCAACCTGATCGGCCAGTTCCAGAAAAACCCGTCCGAAACTCTTCGACGATTCAAGGGGCTATTGAGTAAATAGTTGACACGCCCGACTGTCCTTTGTATTATGCGGGAGATGTTGGTACATTTTACGTTTCACCGGGTTCGTTGGATGCATGCCCACATCCTAAAAAACGAACTCATCATGCCCGTTAAAGCCGCCGACTTGTCCCCCTTGTTCGGCGGCTTTTTCGGTTCCATGGGAAAAACCTTTCACTTTTTTTTAATTTAGTTGTTGACAATCTGGAATAATATACTATATTGGGTAGTATAAGAGAACGAAGACAATCATTCAAACCGCAACAAGGGGGAGCACGATGAGCAACTTGACGAGCCGGATGAGAGGCAACATCAACGACAAACTCGACACAGGGAACAGCGGCACGAGAAACTACAAGACAATCAAGAATGCAGTCAAGGCGATTGAGGACTATCAGGACAGGTTGAGAGAGTATGCAGAAAAAGCGGCAGATGTCAGGTATCTAATAGTTGAAAAAGACGACCGGCACTTTCCCGTCATTATTGCCACGGGTAATGTCGATAATATCAACAAGTTTCAGTATTGGATGGCTTCAGGTTTTTATCTGACCGCATAAGGGTGAGTGGACGGGGGGTTCGCCCCCCCGTTTAAACCGCTACTCCGGTCACAAGCCCGGAGCATCTTTTTAACCCCAACAAGGGGGAGCACGATGAACAACATCAACGACAAACTCGACAATGCAGTCAAGGCGTTGGCAAGGCAAACGGATCTTATACGCCACGCCAACATCGTTGAGAATCCACCCGTGGCACCCGTCTGGACCATTGAAGAAGCTGAAGTGGTCTGGCGCATACTGGATGACCACTACAAAAATAATGACAATGGCGTCCATGACCCCTTGAAGCGCATTGGGATTGACCTGCATAAGCAGTGGACAGAAGCCTGTCAGCTGCGCCGCCGTCGGGATTGTCCCGCCCGACGGAGGAGGTTTTCTGCCCTGAACCCGTCCGAATTGCCACTATGATCCTGATGGGTGCCCCTTCGGGGGCATTAAAGGACGGGGGTAGTCCAAAGTCCACCCAATGATCTTTGACAATGGCAAGGTGCAGAAAACGTCTTGGTGCGCGATTTAACAAACCTTTCACTTTTTTTTAATTTAGTTGTTGACATTATGGAATAATATGGTATATTATATAATAGATCGAGAGAACGAAGACAACCATTCAAACCGTAACAAGGGGGAACACGATGGCAACGCAAACGAAAATCGACACTACTGACTATATCAGTATTCACGGGAAGAACCCAAGGGGCCGAGGCGGTTGGACATTTTGCAAGCCCGGAGACGAACGAAACCCTGCCGAGTGGTACGAGAGCGGGATTCATGCCCAATACAGTGTCGCAAGATGGTATGCTCGGACGCATTTCAAGGGCGAGATGGTGATTAGATTACTCGGTTGATCAGCAGGTGAGTGGACGGGGGTTCGCCCCCGTTTAAACCGCTACTCCGGTCACAAGCCCGGAGCATTATTCAAACCGTAACAAGGGGGAACACGATGAACGACTTAACGAATCGCATTGAGCCGGTAGCAACGAAGAAATTCAGGATCAAACGAAGCAACGGGGAAATCGTCAAAGGCAAGGTGGATCGGGTGCAATCCGGGCGATCCGTCAACCTGCATGTTAACCCGATACATCAATTCGGCATTGGAACCTCTTTGGGCCAAACGCTCGAAGCCATTAAGGACATCGCTTTTTCCGATGCCATCGACGGGTTCATTATGGAGTGCGGCGACTCCGTGACATTTGAATAATGGTGAGTGGACGGGGGTTTGCCCCCGTTTAAACCGCTACTCTGGTCACAAGCCCAGAGTGTTTTTTAAACCGTAACAAGGGGGAACACGATGAAACTCAAGGACCTAACGGGATTACTTGAACGATACGAAGCAGAGGTTGGCGGTGATGTTGAAGTCCGGTTGATGACACAGATGCAATATCCATTTGAGCACGCTCTCGCCGGGGTGACGGATGCGTGCGCAATATTGGATTTCACCGGGAAAGCCCCGGACACGTTAGCGGCGGGAGAGAATATTGTGTATATCGTTGAGGGTTCACAGCTTGGCTACGGCAAGAAGGATGCATGGGAGACGGCGGAACGCTAACCAATAAACCTTTCACTTTTTTTTAATTTAGTTGTTGACATTATGGAATAATATGGTATATTATATAATAGATCGAGAGAACGAAGACAATCATTCAAACCGTAACAAGGGGGAACACAATGAACAACATCAACGACAAACTCGACAATGCAGTCAAGGCGAATGAGCAGAGTACCGGTACCCCCTGCACCAGTTGCGGCGCAAAGCTGCTGCCGGACGGCCCAATTGAAGGTGATTACTGCGATGAGTGCATGGCCATCAAGAACACCGAGCCGGCTGCAGGTGCACCGTACGTGAGGGGTTACAATAGGTGAGTGGACGGGGGTTCGCCCCCGTTTAAACCGCTACTCCGGTCACAAGCCCGGAGGACCTTTCAAACCGTAACAAGGGGGAGCACGATGATCGGAACACTAAAAACACCATCAAGAACGAGTAAGATTGGACGGCATGAGACAACGATCGAGATGATGCCATTTCACTCCGATTGGTTGGCCACGGTGCGGTATCACCAGACCGATGTGGTATCGTTTGGATTAGTTGAGTGCCTACTTGATACGGGTGGTTGGTACACGCCGACAACTAAAAAACGGATGAACCAGACCGCTCAAGAATACGGTCTTGACTTCCACGTTTTTCAGAAAAAACAACCGTGGAAAACTAAGCACGATGCCATTGACTATCAAGACTGGTTTGTTAAAATCGGGGACAGGATAGAGGAGTTTGATCCGGCGGGGAAATGCCTCTTGTATCTGATCCCTACTCTGGCCGAATAATGGTGAGTGGACGGGGGGTTCGCCCCCCGTTTAAACCGCTACTCTGGTCACAAGCCCAGAGGACCTTTTTAAACTGTAACAAGGGGGAGCACGATGTCTGTCAAGTTAATATCAAGTGGTAATGATTCGGTCATGGATCGAACCGATGAAATCCTGAACCTGTCGGAGTTTTATAACATCATCAGCTCGGACAACGAATTGAACATTGATGCGAACGGGTGGATGGCTACGACCGACACGGCACGGGATCAATTACTCGGCCATATTGATATGCCCCGTAGGTTTTACGCACACATGATCAACAAGGGGCTGCCGTTGAATTTATCCAACGATATTAGCAAACTGTGCGGTGTGATGGATAAACCGGTCATGGTTCGCCGACTCAATCGGGTTAATGGCCGGATTGCAATCGCATTGTTGTCGCCATCATATTTTCGGATCAATCACGATTTCGTGACGGATGCCCTTAAGGATTCCGGGGTGGATATTGACGGAGAAGGTCAGCCCATTGGTGGCGATGACTTTGAAATCAAGAAAATGGAGTTGACTCCCGACCGCCTTCATATTCGGATGTTGACCCGTGGATTAGAAACGGGAGAGATTGGAGTCGGCCTTGATATTACAAATTCAGAGACTGGCTTATATGCCCTCAATGTATCAACGTTCGTTTACGTGCTTGCCTGTTCGAATGGGATGATCATCAAAAACAAGGATCTTGGATCCCTTCGCAAGGTGCATCGGACGACCTGTGCCGAGCGTGGTGTGTTGGGTGACCCGTTGCATTGCGATGTTCGATATGAGGATCTGTCCGGGGATATTGTCCGCAGGGTTTGTGCGGCCCGTGACGAACGGGTATTGATGGAGATTCAGAAAACGGTTGACCGGTCAAAAGAATTGGCCGAGCCGAAGGTGATCGACCGGGTTGAGTCTCGAATCAAAAAAATATTAACGGCACCGGAGAGGGTCAAATATTCCGTATATCGAAAAACGGAACCGGCGAACGTATGGGGATCGGTTCAAGCCCTGACTGCGATGGCGCACAATGAACCATCAATTGAAGATACTCCCCGGCAATCCGATCTGGAAACACGGGCATGGGACGAACTTGACCAAGCCGTCCGGGGGTCCGAGTTCGCTCCGGTGATGTAAAAGGCCATTGACTTAATGGAATAAGCCCAATACATTGAAAGGATGGTGAGAGGTGCCGGGAGTCACTCCCCGGCATTAAACCACGGCTCCGGTCTCAAGTCCGGGGTATTTTCCAATCGTAACAAGGGGGAGCACGATGCCTGTCAATATTCACGGCAAGATGTACTCGACCGTTGCGGAACGGGTCACCGCTATCCACCGGGACAATCCCGACGGCGGTGTCTCTATCGTGACGGAAACCATTGACCATGTCGTCGGCGAATACGTGACAATGAGGACGACGATAACCACGGCCACAGATGGCCCGTTCACTGGTTCAGCTATGGAGGTAAAGAAGGACCTCCCGCCTAAGATGCAGTCATCATACTATGAGGTTTGCGAAACATCATCAGAGGGCCGAGCGTTATTTGCCGCCGGATATGGTGGCGACGGGGATTTTGAAAAAGCATCCGCCGAGGAAATGCAAGCGGTCGGGGTTTTTGATAAAAAGGCGGTCAAGGCCGATCCGGAAACGACGGAAGAGATTCGGGTCTTATTAGATACCAAGGTCGTCCCGGATAAGATTCAGGCCGATATCCATGCACTAATTGGGCGGAACGAATTGACTCAAGACCGTGCCGTGAAGTGCCTTGTATTTCTTACGGACTTAACTGATAGATAATGTGGCCGCCGGGGAGTAGTGCGACCCCGGTTGCGCCGGTCAATAGGGGGCGGGTTATGCGAGGGCGACTATACTGGAAGGACCGACTACGCCGTGTAGTGCGGCGGGGGTTCATCACCAACATCGTGGAGCATGCAATACTTGTGGGTTTACTTGCCTTGACGGTGGTATGGGTGTGGATCTTACTCGAAGCCGGGCAGACAATTCACGAGTGGTTAAACTGGACGACAATACAAGGGGGATAATCATGTCAGACGGGAGACGGACGAGGGGGGATAAGTGCGATGATTGTGGCTTGTATGGATACGAGGCGCAGGCGTGTTCTTGTGGTAAGTTCCAGTGGGACGGAACCGAGCAGAGACGGGTCAACGATGATGCCGCCACCAATCACCGGGGCGATGATATTCGGCCAAATAAAGAGCAACTCCAATAGGGCAAAGGGGGGGGGTAATGTTTGGATTGATTTTTGAAGTCATAGCGGAAGACCTTGGCCCGTTCATCTTTTTGGCCATCGCAATATGGGCCAATTACAAAGGTGGACGGTCATGACGGAGCGAGAAATCGACACAGGGCGCGTTAAACGCTCTTATAGCGTCGAAAACCCTTCAGGGGGGTTATATGTCTATTCTACCAGTTCGGGGCGTTACAACGTAAACATGGACGATTTAACGTGCAATTGTCCGAGTCGCCGCCGCCCATGCAAGCACTTAGTTGATGCTTTTGGTTTATGGTTGGAGGTGTAGCGTGTTATTCGAGTCAAAAACCGATCGTGAATATGAAGGATTGTTCGCCGACTATATGGGGGCGAAATATAAAGTCGAGGCCCTGAAGGTCGATAAGAAATACGGGCCGGATTTTTTTGTGAGTGGCCCAGACGGGTCGCCCCGGTCATGGGTAGAATTTAAACAGCGGGATGCCCGGATCTTGGAGTATCCCACGGCTATGATTTCGGCATATAAAATATGGCGGGGCCGGTCTCTTGCCGACAGTACTGGGTTAAAGTTTGTGTTTGCGATTGGGGTCAAATGCGAGTATGTAAACGAGGCACGTGTTGGGATTGATCAAGACGGGGCCGATAATATTATCACTTACAGGTCCGTGGAGATTACCCCGGAAGTGGTTGACGGAAGTTGGCTTGCGATGGGTGGCAGGAAGGATCGGGGATATATTGGGGACATTGAGCCAATGTACCATATCCCGTGGGCGTTCTTTCGAGATATATAGCGTTCCGGTTTACAATTTGGAACAGGATATATATATTGATTATAACCGGAGGGAATAAGTGGAAAAATTGAGAAGGATCTGGTATGCGTTGCCGCCACGAGGCAAGCAACAGATGGCGCAACAGCTTGGGGTGAATTACAGCACTTTGTGTCGATGGGTTGCCGGGAATCGCAAGCCGCATTTTAAGAAAATGATCCGGCTAAAAGAGGTGTTGGGTATCGATTTTGAAGATTGGAGATAAGTGTCGTGGAGAAAAAAGCAAGGGGGATATGGGGGCATGAGTTACTGGACGGGGGCTTTTTACAGGTCCCGGTGATCCTGCTCCATAATTATCATGAGATAGGTTTGACTGATTCGGAGTTGTGTCTTGCGATGGTGGTGCTGTCGTATAAGTATAATGAGCAAAACCCGTGGCCGTCGACAGCTACCATTGCAAGGATAATGGGCAAGAAGCCCGATGCGATTTTTAAGGCGGTAAAATCATTAAAGTCGAAAGGATTGCTTGCCCGGTATGAATCGAGCGGGGTGACGGTTTGGGACTTTTCAGGGTTGACGAGTCGGTTGATATCGTCCGCCCCCTCTATAAAAAACAATATACCCCCCTCTATAAAAAACAATATAGGGGGTATATCAAATTTTATAGACAAAGAATATACAACTAATAATAACAATAATAATAAGCCGGAGGTTTTGGAATCCTTAAAAAAGAAAGTGCAAAAGATCCCCGACTTATTAGAGTTGAATTTTACCGATAACGGTGACCATATTATGCTTGCTGATGTGGATGCCTTACGGTGGCTTGCTAATCGGTTTCGGGTTCGAGAGCTTGACTTAAGGCCAAACAATAAACGGTTAACGCATCAATGGGAGGCAATGCAAGATTTATGGATGGATGACTTGTATAAAATCGTCAACCGGCACCAAGTGCCATTAATGAGTGTGATGGGGACACACGCCCGGATGATGAAGGACGAAGGCAGCAACGGATTCGCATGGCGTGATCAGATCCGAAGCCCCGGAAAATATCTCCAAATACGGAAAGCATCGGGTCAAGACTACTACGAAGTCATAAGTGATATATACAAGGGGGTTAAGTAATGGAACGGGTGTCGGTTGGATTATGGCGGTCGAGATGGGCCTTTGATCGTTTTTATGCAAAGTATCAATACGAGGGGACGGATAAGTGGGAGGAAGAGTTCCCGTTGTTGAATAAGATTGTTACCGATTTTGAGGGGTACGGCACCGGACCAGATAACGGAGTATCACAGTCGGTTCGGCCTTGTGACTTAGTGGTTGACTTGCCGGTGATCGTCCACGTGTCACTCCGCCATTCCAAGCCGTTTTTAGAAGAGCCGGAAGTCGCTCTTGGTTTCGAGGAATCCCTAAGCCCTAATGAAACAATAGCCGGGTGTTGTGTTTTATGCCGGATCAGCGGGACAACGGTGACCCAAAACGGCCAACACAAGGCGAGCGGCATGATGTTTGTCTTGAATAAAAACGGGCAAAAATTAAAACGCTACAGGAAGGAAATCGTCGGGGCTTGGTTGCCTTGCATATCTCCGAGCCATGGCGAAAAGAAAAGGTGTGTGGATGTCTTGTGATGGGGGTTAGTATCATCCCGATAGTGGGAAGATTAATATAATCACTCACGCCTCCCGGCGGGGCGGCATCGTGCCGCCAACATCTTATCGGGTGTTGAATCGACCGCCGGGGGGCAATCCTCTTTCAGGGAGGGGGGGTATGATATGCAACGCCGATGCGAGGATGATTCCCTTGGACGATCAGTCCGTGCAGTGTGTAGTGACATCGCCGCCATACTTCGGGCTGAGGGATTACGGAGTCGGGGATCAGATAGGATTGGAGGAAACGCTTGAGGGTTACATTGCAAGCATGGTGGAAGTGTTTGACGGGCTTTGGAGGGTATTGAAGGATGATGGCGTTGTGTGGCTGAATCTGGGGGACAGCTATTCGGGTTCGGGGGCCGGTGGTGGCGGTAATCGCAAAGGGAATGAACATGGCCAACATGATGCACTTGTTTCGGTGGGCCGCCCTGATGTGCAGGCAGGCATGAAGCCCAAAGATCTAATGATGGTGCCCCACAGGGTAGCAATTGCCCTTCAAGAGAGGTGGTACGTGCGTCAAGAAATAGTGTGGCACAAACCAAACCCGATGCCGGAGAGTGTGACAGATCGGTGTACGAGGGCGCATGAGTATGTGTTTATGCTTACGAAGAGCGCGAGGTACTACTATGATGCGGATTCGATCAGAGAGGCAAATGAAGATGCCGACCCCAGTAAGCCAGCTTACCGACCCAAGTACCTTGAGCGGTTCCAGAATGGTGATAGGTTTGAGGGGCAAGGAAAGAATGGGATTTATGCTTTTCAATCGTTCAACAAAAAGGGAAGGAACAAGCGGTCGGTGTGGACGGTAACGACCAAGCCCTACGCAGGTGCCCACTTTGCTACGTTTCCCCCTGACCTTGTGGAGCCGATGGTGTTGGCGGGGTGCATGGAGGGTGGCGTGGTTCTCGACCCCTTCTGTGGTAGCGGTACGGTGGGGATGGTGTGCCGTAAGCATGGAAGGAAGTTCGTGGGATTAGACCTTTCGATGCAGTACCTCTCTGATCTCGCATTGCCGAGATCGGAGGAACAGCAAACAAAAGCGTCCATAGAGGAGTTGCCACTGTTTGGCCTGATTACACATCTTGAGACGGGAGGCACAAATGATTGAAGGTGAAGAAAGGCGACTCTTATTGGCGATAAGTCGCCGGAAGAAAAAAGGTCAATCGGCGGCGAATGAGACGGCACGGCTACGAGATAAACAGCGGCAGGTTGCCAAGCTGAAGCCAAAGCAAAACCGGAACCGGGGAGCATCGAATGCTGATAATTAAAAAGAGATTTACATTTGAGGCGGCACATCGCCTCCCGAATCATGACGGCCCTTGTCAACGATTGCACGGGCATTCTTGGGTGATGTGGGTTAGTGTTGAGCCTTTAAGTAGAGACAGAGGGGAGGGGTTAAATATTAACGGCCCAAAAGCCGGGATGCTAATGGACTACGGGGACATGAAGGCAATCGTCAATCCGATTGTGGGAAAGTACCTTGACCATCACTACTTAAACGAAACGGTGGGGGGGAATCCGACGAGCGAATACCTGTGTATATGGATGGGTGAAAAGCTGTTGGGTGCTGACTGGCCCGTCGGGGTCGGTGTTTCTGAAGTCGAGATAGAGGAGACCTGTACAAGCTCATGCCGATTAATTTTAAATTGAACATCAACGAGATCTGTTATAGCATACAAGGTGAGGGGTTCCATGCAGGGCGGGCCGTGATATTTATCCGACTCCAAGGATGCTCATCGAAGGGTGCGTGCTATGCTACGGGGATGGAGTGCGACACCGAATTTATATCCGGGAGTGAATACACGGCGAACGAATTAACTGAATATTTAAAGACAACCCATCCCCCTTGCCGTTCTATTGTCTGGACGGGGGGAGAGCCGTGTGATCAATTGACAGATGAAGTGGTTGCATGGTTCAAGGATCAAGGGTATTGGCAAGCCATAGAAACGTCAGGGTTAAAAGTGCCCCCCAACGGTTTGGACTGGGTTACAACCTCCCCGAAATGTGCGGAGCATGTTATACAAAAGAAATGGAAAGCGTATAGCGAAGCAAAGGGGTATCATTGCGACGAACTCCGGTATATACGGCACAAAGGTCAATCATGTCCACAAAGGCTATTAAAAGCGAAGTATTACTGTATTTCGCCCCATAGCGACGGAATGACTATCAACCGGGAGAACCTTACCCATTGCATCGAATTGTGCAAAGCGAATCCCGATTGGTATTTATCTGTTCAGCAACATAAAATCTGGGGGGTGTTATAATGGCCGATTATCACATGGGATGGGACGAAGTATATACCCGATTGGAGTCAATGGTTGAACCCGGCAAGCGATACTGGGGCATCCCACGTGGGGGGCAGTATGTCGCCGCCGCAACGGGGCAAGCTGTGACAGATAACGGCGATGCGGATTACATCATTGACGACATTTACGACTCCGGGGCAACATCTGAAAAATACGCCCATCATGGAAAGCCGTTTCTGTTTCTAATTGACAAACGGAAGGCGGAAGACAAGGGGAAGGGGTGGGTGAAATTCCCGTGGGAGCAGGAAAGCGTTCAAGATTTCGAGGACGATATCCGGAGAATAATACAACGAATTGATCCCGATCCCAATCGGGAGGGGTTAGTTGATACGCCAAAACGATATGCAAAGGCGTTGTTGGAAATAACAACCAAGCCAGAGTTGGGTATCACGGTATTCGATTCACAGGGTTATGACCAAATGATCATTGAAAAAGACATTTCATTCCACACTCTGTGCGAGCATCATATGCTCCCGTTTTTTGGTCACGTCAGCATCGGATATATACCTAAAGACAAAATCATTGGCCTTTCAAAATTGGCCCGTGTCGTGGATTATTACTCCAGAGCATTGAATACGCAGGAATATTTTACTCGCAACGTGGCAGACCATCTCGACAGTGAGCTGAGGCCGGTCGGGATGGGAGTTGTCGTAAAGGGAAGGCATCTATGTCAAGAAATGCGAGGCATAAAACGGAGGGGCGAAATGATCACGAGTTGCTTGAAAGGCCGCATGTTAAACAATCAAGAGGTAAGAAACGAGTTCCTCCAATTGACAAGGCAGGTGATAAATAATGGATGAGGCACCTTCAGTGGTGCGGCACAAAATTATAGTTTTACGCAAGTGATGACTTCAGTATACAGCAGCCGGAGCAAGTCCCGGCTATGCTTTCATTGTGACATACGGTCACAGGAGGTAGGAGCTTTATTATGCCAGTACGAGGAACAAATGGGACCTATTCGTCAATAACAACGGCACCGTTCAACATCCAATTTTCAAACAAAAACGATGTCATGAAGTTACGTGGGCATTCCCATTATGCGAAGGTCGTGTTGGAATATGAAACATTGGGGGAAGTAGGGTTCCCCGTGTTTGAGGAAACCATATCCGATATTCAAACATATCTCAAAGAAATCACCAAGAAGCCATTTATCAATGCCACTAATGAAGATGTAGCAAAGGAAATAGCACATAAAATGGAAATGTTTAAGGGTCAGTCGTTCGATAATTGGGGCGGAGATTATAAGTTAAAAAGGATATTTATTTACGCCATGGGAGTTCCTGACGAGGTGGGAATTGACCGACCTATAAGTCATTCTTCAGGATTCGCAATTTACCGGGTTGATTTGTATTGATAGTTTACGATGCCGTTGCCATTCGGCTCATGTGGCAAGTATTCCTGAAGCAGGATTTTCACAGGGACTTGCTTGTTTCATATTACCTTGCCACTTGTGTCGATGGGGAGGAATGGGATTTTTTATCTGTGCCAAATAAATTCAATACGTTCATGGATAGTGGCGCTCATAGTGCAAACACATTGGGGAAGGTAATAGATCTTGACGACTACATGGAGTTCTTGTTAAAAAATAAATTAAAAATAGGAGCATACGCAGGGCTTGACGTTATTGGTAGCCATGAAAAATCCATGGAAAATCAAAAAATAATGGAGGAAAGTGGTTTCAATCCCCTGCCCACGTTCCATTATGGTGAGCCGTTTGATGTATTGCATCAAATGGCGGAGGCGTATCCTTATTTTTGTTTGGGGGGGGTGGTTGGCAAAAGGAGGGCACAAAAAGTGGAATGGCTCGATAATTGTTGGGGGGTTATAAAAAATCATTTCCCGGTTAAAGTCCACATGTTCGGGGTTTTTGATGACTGGATTCTTCAACGATATCCGTTTTATTCATGCGATGCTTCATCCAATAGCCGAAAGGCGTCATTTGGTTATTATAAAGCAGATGGAAAATCTTGTAAACAACACAAAAATATGACTTCAAAAGACGGAATTTTGGGAATGAATGCCATTCTGTCCGCCAACAATAACACTGAAACATTAACCCAAAGGGCACAACTACGCTATATTAACCTTGTAAAAGAGACACCAAAAAAGGCCAAGTTTTTGACACAACTGTGGACGGCGAGAGGGGTGGTGTGGGATGATTGAAAATCAAATTGTTGTTTTAAAATTAACAGACCTCGTGGCGGCTGATTGGAATTATAAGAGCGATGGAACGGAAGAACAAATACAAACGCTATGCAACTCGATAAAAGAGGACAAGTCAGCCGGGGTTCCGGCTGTGAGGCATGTTGACGATAAATTTGAAGTAATAGACGGGAACCATCGATTGGAAGCGTTGAAACGATTAAAATGGGAAGAAGTGCCATGTGAGAATTTCGGCGATATATCGAAAGCAACAGCCATCGTGATCGCTCGGCGGAGAAACTATAAATGGTTTGAAGATGACGCATTGAAATTGTCGGGATTATTCAAAAACGATGTATTAAAAGAATACACCGTTGACCGCCTTGAAAAGATATTGCCCGACACCCGTGACGAGATAGATTCGTTGATAAAACTGACCGATTTCGACTGGGATCAATTCAATAATAAGGGAGACGAAACGGATCAATCCTCGGACAACATAGGCGAACAGTTTCGGATGCTAACGATAGACTTGCCGGAAAACGTTTTTGAATTGTGGCAACAATGGAAAAAGGTTTGTGCCGGGCAGGAAATTACAAGTGAGATCAACGTGTTTGAATATGCAATAGTTGAGGCACTCAACACTCCGAAAGGCGGGCCAAGAAATGAAGAAAACCGGACGACCGTCAAAACTAAATGAAGAATTATTGAAGGACATGAAGGGGTTATTTGAACGGGGCGGGTTTCGAAATGAAGTATGCGGCGCTGTTGGGATATCATACGTCACTTTCCTGAATTGGATGGAGCGTGGCAGGAAAGCAAAGACGGGTCAATTCCTTGAGTTCTTTGATACTATAAAAAAGGCGGAAGCCGTCGGCAAGCTAAGCCACATCGTAAATATCACCCGGCACTCCGAACAATCATGGCAAGCGTCGGCATGGTTTCTTGAAAGGCGTTACCCGGAAGAGTTCCGGAAGGTCGACCGAATAGAAAGCACCGGGATCAATGGTCAGCCCCAACAAGTCGAGCATGTCATCACATGGAAGACAAAACCAGTAATAAACTCGGAAGCGTTGTCGCCCGGTTTGAATGGTGGCAGCCGCACGAACAGCAACGGGCGTTTATCGACAGTCAAGCTAAGCGAAAAATAATCAAGGCCGGGAGACGATCAGGCAAAACAACCGGCATTGCCGTATATGCTTGCCTGCAATTTATACAAGGCAAGCGGATCTTATACGCCACACCAACATCGGAGCAGATTCAGACATTCTGGGCCGAGTGCGTGGACATGCTCCAACCGGCCCTTGACCTTGGGATTGTCACCAAAAACGAAACCCGGCACATCATCGAAGGCGTGGGGCATATCCGGGCCAAGACTGCGTGGGATGAGGACAGTTTGAGGGGTGACCATGCCGACGTGCTTTGCCTTGATGAATTTCAATTGATGTCCCCGGATGCGTGGGAGCGGGTCGGGAGTCCTATGTTGCTCGATTCGGATGGTGTCGGGGTTTTTTGTTTCACGCCGCCGTCGATCATATCAATGGCAAATTCCAAGGCCAAAAATCCCTACCATGCCAACAAGTTATTTAACCGGGCGGCCAATGACGAAACGGGACGATGGGAGGCGTTTCACTTTACGTCGCACGACAACCCTTTTATTTCATCCGTGGCGTTGGCGGAGATTTCGTCTGACATGACTGAAACCGCATACCGCCAAGAGATCCTCGCCGAATCCGTTGAGGAGACCGGGGGGATTTTCGCTCGTAAATCATTTGACATTTTAAAAATTAAGTATAATATTGACGATACCACCCGTGTTCGGCACTGGGACCTTGCCAGTACAGTCGGATCGGGTGATTATACGGTTGGCCTGTTAATGGTACGAGCTGATGGATTATTCGTGGTTGAAGATGTCAAACGGGGGCAATGGTCACCGTTTGAAGTCGAGCGAATCATCGCAGAGACCGCCGAGCAGGATGGTACCCAAACCGTGATAAGCCTCCCACAAGATCCCGGTCAAGCCGGGAAAAGCCAGAGTCAACATCTCATTAGACAATTGTCGGGATATAGCGTCCACGCTCGCCCGGAGACAGGAAGCAAGCAAGTGCGAGCGATGCCCGTCGCCGCACAAGCCGAGGCCGGGAATATTGCACTCGCCCCCGGTGATTGGAACGAAGACTTCCTTACCGAAATCGAATTGTTCCCGATAGGATTCCACGACGACCAAGTGGATGCCTTGTCGGGTGCTTTTGAGGATATTCCCAAAGAGCAGGAGGTGATCCTGTGGAGCATGTGACACGAGGATTAAATGGGTCATAATACAAAAACGCTAATGGCGGAAAACGGGAAGAAAGCAATCGTCTCAATTCCGGGATGGGTGAACGATTTAGCTGAGGGGCCGGCAAGTAAGAACGCATCAAGCCCCGTTTCTGCTTGGTCGAATGTTCCGCTGTTATTTCGGGCGGTCAACCTGCGTTGTCAATCTATATCAAGCATCCCGTTCGTACTGTTTAAAAACGGGGAGGATGTCGGTGACGAGTGGCCGTTTGAATATGCCCCGTTACCGGAATTAATTTACAAGATCGAACTGGGCTTACTATTGACCGGGGCGGCGTATGTGCTGAAGAAATACGACGGCAAGGTATTGGTAGATTTACAATGCCTCAATCCGACGACCGTTACATGGGAATATAAGAACGGTCAAAACATTTACACGCAAAAGGTCGGCGATAAGAGTTTTGGCCCGTGGACGGACGACGAAGTGGTATCATTCCGGGAGCCGTCGATGACGTCCGACGTTGGTGCCGGGGTCGCTCCGGCAAGCGTGGCCCTGCAGTCGTCTAAGCTCCGGTTTAATATGGACGAGTTCGCACAAAATTTCTTTAGCAATGGCGGACAACCGGTCACACTAATAACGACCGAGGGCAACCCATCACAGGCGGAGATGGAAAGGGCGCAGAATTTCTTCCGGCGGTCGATGCAAGGGGTCGCAAATGCTTGGCGCACGATTTTCCTGCGTGGCGATCTGAAGGTTACACCATTGACCCCCGACCTGTCGAGTATGGAGATGTACAACCTGAATCAGCACGTTGTTCTTGACATCGGTGCCGCCATCGGTATCCCTCGTTCGGTGCTTGAATCGGACGCCGCAAACTACGCCACTTCGGTTGCTGATATGCGGTCATTCTGGGAGAATACGGTGCGGCCCCGGATTCCGATGTTTGAAGACGCTATAAACAACAAGGTGTTTGCCGGAGCGGTTGACGACTACCGGTTGGTGATGACTCCCGAAAATTTGGCTATATTCCAAGAGGACGAGAAGGAAAGGTCGACGTCATTGCTCCAATACGTCCAAGCCGGGGTACCTTTAAGCAAGGCTATGGCGATGCTTGGTCTTGATCCGACAGAGAACCTGCCGGAAATTGACAACGGGATTGAAGAGGTCGAAGCCGGGGAACATGAGCGACCGCCGGGGACGGTTGAGGATTCCGCCGCCGACGAAATGAGAGCGTGGCGGAAGTATGAATTGAAGCGGAGCGGAAAACCGCACAGGCCATTTAAAGCAAAACATATTGATCAAAGCACCGTAAAGGCGGTTTTAAGCGACTTAAAGGATGCCGGGGACAAGTTTGCCATTGAAAAGGTTTTTGATCGTTATACGGGAAATACGGTAAAGATCCAACCGGGGGACATCGAAGCAATCACCCGTGTCGTCGATATAGATCAGTCCTTTGAATATTTAAGCGAACCGAATTACGATGTGCTTGAAACCTTCGGCAGGTGGTCACTGACGAAGGTGTTAAAAGAGGCCCGCCGTGATGGCCCAGAATTTCGGAATGACTCCCAACGGATGCAGGAGTTCGTCAACGTGGAGTTCGCCAAAAACATGGCCGAAATAAATGAGACCACACGCCGAACGGCGGCGAAGGTTATTAATGGCGGAATTAATGAGGGTTTGAGCTATAAAGAAATGGCAAGGAATCTGGAAGATGAATTCGGATCGCCCTATCGGAAGCGGATGATTGTCCGAACCCAAGTCGGCCATGCCGCCAACTTTGCAATTGATGAGGGGATGCGTCAAAGCGGGATCGTATCGGAACGAAGGTGGGTGACCTCTTTCCTCGATAGTCGAAAGGAACACATTGAATTGTCGGGGGCGACACGTGGCCTTGATGAGGCTTTCACGGTTGCCGATTATTCGGCGATGTTGCCGGGAGAGTTTGGCGAGCCAGAGATGGATATCAATTGCAGGTGTGTCTTGGTGGCGGCAAAGTTTACGGACGGGACGGAAACCGAATACACTCGACCGAAAGAAAATCGGGTGACAAAACGATACGAGGGGCTGACCGCAGAGGAAACAAAAGACATCAACTATATGAGGGGCTACGAGCAGGAGCGGGTGCGACAGGAAAACAAATTCGAGGATGCCGTTGACCGACTATTTCGGTTCCAAGTGCGAGAGGTTAAAAAGCGCTTGCGATTGATGATGGGAGTATAGTATGCCATACGAGATTAGAAAAGAGACGGTAGAGGAGATTGAGAGTTTTTGCGTGTACAAGGTCCCGGACGGGAAAGATGTTGAGCGGATGAAATGCTACGCCGACAAAGAAAAGGCAGAAGCATATCTGATGGCCCTGAATATTGCGGAAGCCGACAGCGGCCCGGCAAAAGGGTCAGCCTCAATACCTGTTGATCTCCATGCCCTCAAAATAATCAACGTAAAAGGCGAAGCGGTGACCGTGGGCGGGTATGGTGTTATATATGGGGGCAGCGATTTAGAGGGAGACACGTTCAGCAAAGACACAAACTTTATGGCCGAACACCAGTCGGATCGGATGCCGGTATTGTACGATCACGCAATGGGCGAAATTAAAAACACAATCGGCGTGGTGACCAAGGTCGAGCCAAAAGAAATCGGCTTATGGATGGAGTCGGAAATCAACAAGAGCAAAGAGTACGCAAAGCACGTTTTGGAATTAATCGAGACAGGGATACTTGGGTATTCCACCGGATCGGTTTCGCATTTGGTGGAGCGATTAGAGGGGCAGATCAAGCGGTGGCCTATATACGAGTTGTCATTAACCACAACACCGGCGGAACCTCGCACGTTGGGTGTTGATTATCTCAAAAAGATCGGCGTGGCTTTGCCAGACGTGACCGAAGCCGCTGAATCCGTAAAGGGCGATGAGCCGCAGACGGTAGTCGATGACTTGGGAGTCGATAGCGAGGACCTTATCATGGAGGATGTTATGTCGGAAGAAATCAAAAACACAGAACCGCAGCCGGAACCGGAAACCCAGATGTATCGTCAGCCCGATATTGAGGCGATCATTGATGCTAAACTGGCCGCAGTAGAAACCAAGCGGGCCGAAAGTGTAATATCTGAGGGCGGCGGAATCCTTACCGAACAGGAAGCCCCGGCGGTGAAAAAAGTCACGGATATGGGTGGCGATCACGACGGCGGCGAAGCGTTCAAGCACTGGGTCCGCACCGGTCAGGATAATTACTATACCAAGGCGGCACTGCAAGAGGGAACAGCCACCGAGGGCGGCGTGTTGGTGCCGGAAGATTTGTACTCGTCAATCATCGCCAAGCGGGACGAGTCCAGTGTGCCTCATCGTGCCGGTGCTCTGATCATCCAGACGTCAAACGATTCGGTGGAAATACCTGCCGAAAATGGTACAGGCGCATTTGCGTTGACGGCTGAAGAGGCGGCTTATAATAATTCCGAGCCGACATTCACTTCAAATTCCGTGTCTGTTTTTAAATTTTCGAATGAAACAAGGGCCAGTGAAGAATTGCTGGCCGATGAGAAGGCGAACCTCAACAGCTTTCTCGCTGATATGTGGGGCCGAGGATTGGCCGCTATGTATAACCAATATACGATGACGGGGACGGGAAGCGGTCAGCCCGAAGGCGTATTTGTTGGCGGGACAGCCGGATTGACCTTTGATGCGGCGGCAACTATTGCGGCGGCAGAGGTGCCGGAACTGTATCACAAATTGCCGGACTTTTACTCTGAAGGTGCCGTGTGGACGACCAGAAACGCCACACTTGGCATTTTGAGGGGATTGACCGGCAATCCGTTCCTGTTCAATCCGACTCCGCAGGGAGATGCTCCGTATGGCAACTTGTACGGCAAGCGGGTTCTGCTGACGGATCAGGTTGCGGCGGCTACGACCGGACTAAAATCGATCATCGTTGGTAACTGGTCGTTTTATGGATTGGTCGAACGCTCCGGGCTTGTCGTATCTCGTAACCCATGGCTCTACCAAGCGAATGGACAGGTGGCTTTCTTCGTTCATGCAAGGTGGGGTGGAGCGGTGCTGCAGGCGGAGGCCTTCCAGTACGGTACGCAGGCGTAAGTAGCTGTCATTGTACTCCGGCCACGGGATGCAATGACCGGTCGGGGGGTGGAGCCAGCCCCGCCCCCCGGCCACCTAACCAAGGGACCCAATGGCCTTAGCAACGAACGCTCTTACTACTATCGCATCATGTGAAGCCGAACTCGGCTTGACCGCATCGGAACAAGATGCGCTTTTGACCCGGTACATCAATACAGCATCGGATCAGATAGCGGATTATTGCAATCGGAAATTTTATTATACAAGCGGGATAGAAGAAAAGATTGCCGGAAGCGGCGATGCTTTTTTGTTCGTAGGCCGCACTCCTGTTACAAGCATCACGTCGGTCGTTTGGCTTGGCGATGACAGCACCGTGTCGGGGTCTTTATACGAGATATGGGACGTGGATCAAGGGGCGATTTATAATTCAAGCGGTTGGAATTACACGAGGCTATCAGATACGCAAATGGACCGGTATAAGGTGACATATATCGGGGGGTGGATAACGCCACAGCAGGATGCGGACGATGGAGGTTTGACACGCAATCTCCCGTTTGATTTAGAAACGGCCTGTATAAATATTGTGACGGCGTTATGGCAAAAGAAGGGCCAAGACCGAACGGTCAAAAGCGAGAGCATAATGGGTGCTTCGGTTTCCTACGAGTCGCACGATTCCGGAATGGATGCGTCAGTGATTGCGACGCTTGACAATTATAAGCGGATGGATCGCTTGGAGTTTATTGACTAAAATGTTTATTGAAGGGATGCTAACGGATACCATTAGTTACGCAACATATTCAGCCGTTGACGATGACGGGGTGTTGACGTATGGATCCGCCACGGAAGTCAAGGCGAAGGTGCGGGATATCGATGAGGTGATTTCTTCCGGCGAGTCGCAAGATGGGCGGTATCGGGCAGAGATAATAACATTGACAGAAATTACTAAGCAAGATCGGATATGGTTGCCGGGAGATTCGAACAGCGACACGGATCTCGCCCACGTCCCACAGAGCATTGAGTCATTGAAGAGCCTAAATTCAGGCGGGACGGTCTACAAGGTGAAACTGTGAGCAAGTTCGGGATAGAATTGTCAGGGGTCACGCCGGAAGAATTGTCCGATGCGTTGGGGAAACTCGCCAAGGCGGCTCCGAAGGAATTTGACAAATTGTTGCGGCAAGAGGCTGAAGCAATCCTTGCGGAAGCTCGCCCCATTACGCCGTCGGATACCGGGGCGTTGAGAAAATCGGGGCGGGTGGATGTCCGGGCGAAAGGATACACGGTCGGGTTTTATCAACACTATGCCGCCGCCGTTCACGAGATGGGATTCGGCCCTGCGACCAAGGGGCAGACGTTCAATTGGTCGGCCCCGAATACCGGGGCTAAATATCTGGAAAAACCGTACAAAAAACGCAAGCAAACAATGGTGAAACGGATGCTCACCGGGTTGATGGAGTTCTCGATGGGACTAATACGGAGGACGACTTAATGCCACAAGATGGAAAACATACGAGGGTATGGCATGCCCAATACGCTTTCACGGGCGACCTCGACAGCGTTGAGGCGAGCAGGGAAGTTGCCACCTTGGAAACTACCGCTTTCGGAGATGATTCGAGAACCTATGTCAAAGGGCAAAAGGACGGGGCGCTATCCGTTAGTGGATTTTATTCCAACACGTTGGACGATGCCACGGCGGCCTCGTATGGCGGCACGGATGTCCCGTTATCGGTTAGCTATGGCTCAACGGCAGGATCAAACGCTTACATGGTTAAGGCAATCGAGTCGGCGGTGTCTACGTCCAACAGCGTCACCGAATTGATCCGAATGGACGTGGAATATAAGCCATCGGTTTATGGTATCGAGAAGGGAGTGCTGCTTTTACCGGAGACAACAACATCCGGGGTAGTCGATACGGAGGGGGCTACCTATGACAGGGGAGTTGCGACGGCGACGGGTGGGGCCTACATGATTCTGCACGTCACATCCGCCGGAGCATCTGGCACGTTGACCGTTACGGTTGAAACGAACACGGCAAGCGACTTCACAGGCACGGCTCAAGACTATTCCTTTGCCGCCGCCAGTACTTCGGAAACATCCGAATACGTCGAATCCTCAACATCACCAAAACGATACGCACGGGTCGGGTATGTGACGACCGGAGAATCATCGGCGTATACATTCGCAGTCACTTACGGTCACGCAAGATAAAGGAGGAAACACATGCCTGTACACGGAAAGAACGCAACTGTCCGCATAGACTCCACCGTCGGCGGAGACTTGGCCTCAATAACCGCAGACGTTATCGGCCCGGGTGTTGATTTTCCACGGGAACAAGAAACGATTGAAACCACGTCGCTCGGCGATGATAGCCGCACATACGCCAAGGGGATGAAGAGTGCGACCCTATCAATGGAACTTGATTACAATGATACGCTTGTCGAAATTCTCGAACTACACTACAACAATGACACAGACACGGCCACGTGTTCGTTTGAATACAAGCCGGACGGGTCAAACACTTACGAGTTTGAGGCGATCTTGCAGAGCTACAACACAACATCGCCGATCGGTTTGAATACTGTCAGCACAGAATGGCAAGTGACGGGGGATGTCTCAAAAACAGCATAACCCGTTAAAGGCACCGTAGAGCCGTTTTAACGGCTTTAAATACTTTAAACGGATATTGAACCCAATATGGGAGGGGAAACATCAAGAACGTATTAAGCGCAGACCAGATCCTTCAAGCTGACGATTTATCGTTGACTTGGGTTGGCACGTCCGAATGGGGTGGCAAAAATTCCGGCGTGTGGGTTCGTGGCATGACAGGTGCAGAGCGGGACGCTTTCGAGGGCAAGGTGTCCGGTTTGGAAACTGGACAAACCGGCAAGATGCAATACTTGAACATGAGGGCGTCGCTCGTTGCGTTATGCGTTTGTGATGAACACGGGACCCGGTTGTTTACCGATGGGCAGGTTGAGGAGTTGGGCAAGAAGTCCGGTGCGGTGTTGGATCGAATCTTCGATGTTGCCCGTGACTCCTCCGGGATCGGCGACGGGGCAATGGGTAAAGCGGCAAAAAACTAAAGCACGAGCGACCGGAGCGCAGATTCTATTTTCGGCTTGCTCGTGATTTAGGGATGCCCGTTGCGCAAATGTTGGCCCAGATATCAAGTGCAGAAATTACAGAGTGGGCGGCGTATTATGTTCTTGAAAACGAGGACCAAGCCGCCGCCGAACGTAAGGCCCAAATGCGGGCGAAGATGAGGAATTAATGGCTGACGTTGGAACGATGGTTGTCACCTTAAACGCTAAGACCGCCGACTTCAATCGGGCGATAACTGCGGCCCAGAAAAAATCGGAGCACTTGGCGAAGGCGTTCACTAAAGTTGGGTCATCGATGACGAAGTGGGTGACGGGGCCAATTGTCGGGGCGGCGGCGGCACTTGGCGGCGTAGTCTTGTCAACCATGAAACTGTCGGATGAGATCCTACTATTGTCTCAACGGAGCGGGTTGTCAACAAAGGCAATTCAGGAATTGCAGTATGCCGGAGGATTGGCCGGGGTATCAATCGACACGATGGTGTCAAGCACGGCGATCCTAACCCGAAACTTGTCAGATGCCGCCAACGGAATCGGCGAGGCAAAGGACACGGTGGCCCTGCTTGGCTTGGAGATGAAGGACGGGGCGGGGAACATGTTGTCGCAGGAGGAGCTATTCACAAATACCGTCAACGCTTTATCGGAAATGAAAAACCCGACAGAGCAAGCGGCGGCGGCCATGGAATTGTTTGGTCGTGGTGGCAGTCAGATCCTCCCGTTATTGAAAACCTTTCCCGGCGGGATGACGGAAGTATCAAGGGAAGCGGAAAAGATGGGGCTGATCTTGTCCGGGGACACGATAAAGGCTTTTGATAAATTGGACGATGTCCTGTCTACGAAATTGCCCGCAGCTTTCCGTGGTGCGACAAATGCTATGATGGAGGAGTTTTTGCCGATATTGCAAACCAAGATAATACCGTTCATAGAAGGGACAATAATCCCGGCGATCATCGCAATGGGCGATCAGGTTGGCGAATTAATAAAGTGGTTTGATTCTCTATCTACGCCGATGAAAACGGTCATTGTTACCTTGACAGGATTAGCGGCGGCGGCGGGGCCTGTCCTATTTGGCATTGGTGCGTTGTTCCCAGTATTTACAAATATAGTCACTGTGATTAAAATGATGATCCCGCTGCTTACTCCATTGATTACACTAATCGGCGGAATATCGGCCCCGGTATGGATAACAATCGGAGCTATCGCCGCCCTCGGTGCGGCGTTTGTTTATTTTGGTGATGAGATAATCGGAGGGGTGGCAAAGTCTATCGACTTTTTTGTTTATGTCCGTCTCAACAATATGCTCAAAGGCGTTAACTGGGCGACGACAAAGCTCAACGAAGCCTTTGGCTTGGGGATACCTCAAATGGAGTTGTTCGCCAAAACGGGCGACACGATGGGCGCACGGTTTTCGGGATCGATGCACAACATGAAAGATGCGATCAGCGAATGGGTCGACGGTATGATCTTCGCTAAGGAACCATTGCAAGAAGTGCAAGCCGGAATAGAAAAGACCGGGAAAGTGACGGCTGACATTGCCGGAACGATGAAGATTGCTGTTGACCCTCTCAAGGAATTAGCGGAACGAACATTCAGAAACATGAAAGGTCATATTGATAAATTGGGGATAAGTTTCAGATCGTTTAAAGGAACACTAAAAGCGGTGGGGGCAGAATTTAAGGGGTTCTTCAAGGAACTGTTAAAGATGGCCGCTAAGAAAGCAGTGCTGCGTTTGATCGATACGTTAACCGGAGGCACGGGGATCGGCGGAGGCCTTGCCGGGGCCGGTATGTCGGTATTGGGTAAGGTCGGAGGTTTTCTTGGTTTCGCAAAGGGTGGGATCGTAAAAGAGCCGACGGCAATGGTCGGACTCCGGTCGGGGGGTCTGGGGCTAATGGCTGAAGCCGGGCCGGAGGCGATTGTGCCACTGGGCGGAGGACGATCCGGCGGCGGTGCGGTAAGCCTTACTGTTAACGTCTACGGATCCGTGGGCGTGGAAGATATAGGCGACCAACTGGTGCAGACGCTTAGGATGCGAGGGATATAGCCGTGGCGTTGACCGTCTTAATCAATGAAGCCGCCGGGTCCGATCCGGATACATTTGCCGACAAAACAGCATATGTGCGGAGCGGGTCCGTCAATCTACAAAATACAATTGACCAAATAGCCACAGCATCCTTTACCATCATTGATGAGACCGGGGCGGCCACGGCAGCCCCGATCACGGGGCAACCGGTAAAAATCACGGACGGCGGTTCGACGGTCTATTTTTGGGGTACTATTGACAGCCTTAAGGTTCAGGTGCGGGCCGGGAACGATGCCGTCTTTTACGATTGCGATTGCACGGATTACTCAAAAGTGTTAGAGCGGCACCTTGTTTTTAATACTTACACGGGTTTGACTATTTTCACAT